CTACTAAATTAGAAGCTAGTCCTTTATTTAGGTAGTGTTTCACACATGGCTTGACAAACCTATTTTTAGAGGATGCTTGAAGTACTTCGTATGTGAGTTGTAACTGAGTTTCTGGAGTCGTGAGTGGACCATCAGCAGTTGATAGTATAGCGTCCATAAGCTGAGCCCTCATTACAGGAGGTAGATAATGTAGGTTAATTCCATACATTCCATTTGGAACCATCTGGAATGGAAATACGAGTGGGAATCTATCCCAATATGGTAATTTTTTAGAGGTCGTTGCTTCATACTGAAAAAGTACCATGGATCCGATTAATGGTTTAGTAATTGAGGATTTAGTTTGACTTGCAGGAGCTCTATTAATAACAGTTGATGGTCTTCCCATTGCTGTAGTTGCATAATTTTGTACCCATCGCCGAGCTTCTGAAGTTCGAGTAGGTATGGTACCAGCTTTTGCGTTTTGCTGTAAAAGGTTACTGAATACTGTTGCCATTATTTGATTCCAAGATGGTGTTCTGTTAGTATACGAAATTTCCATTGCCTTTTACTACAGAATTGTGAGGCTGCTTGCCATTTTGCTGAATTTATACCCCACGTTTTAACTTCCGTGATATATCGCTTCGTTCGTCTTTTCTGGATGACTGGAGGCTCTGTTTGGGCTTTTGGTTTGATCTCAACAACAATTATTTCTTCTTGTCCTTGCTGGTTTTTCTGTTTAATCCAGAAATCAGGAAAGTATCTATGTATTTCTCCATCAATTGGAGATCTATAAGGAATAGCAAATTCCTCACTCGACCACTGAATTACGTCTGGGTGAGCGTCTAAATATGTCATAAACTTTAATTCCCACGAGGACCTGAACACGATGCCTGTAGGATCGCCCTTATATTTTATTGGATTCTTGGGACGAAAGAACCCTTTGTAACTTTTACTCATATAAAATATTTATAACACATGGCTAATCAATTAGTACAATACGGCGCGACAGTCGCCGGAGCTGTTGTGGTAGGTTCAGCTGCTGGCGCCATATCGACAGCAATATCGAATGCTCCCAAAACATTTACTGTTTTAGATGATGTTTATGGGGCTAGCACAGTCACATCCGGATCTTGGTCGAATGCGATCGATGCTGGTACAGCATCGTTTACTAGCTCGTTGTCGAGCACATTTACTAATCCTGCTTTTCTTATGGGAGCCGGTATTGGTTTGCTTGGTGCTAAGTTGGGAACAGGATCACTTCGTCCTTCGTTGAGTCTACCCAATCTTGTAGCAACTGCTGCCGTAGCTTTAAATGCAGGCAAATTATTACAGCAAGGTCAGGCTGCAATATCCGCTGCAGGAGCAAGACGTACCGGAGGAATGAGTGTCAGTCCAATAAACTTCTCGACGATGCCAGCGGCTGATGTTAGTTCGCTAACATCGACTACTCGTAGTCGTGGTCAAGCTGCAACATATAATTTCCCATTAAACAACAATCAACAGTATTGGATTAAATTGTCATTAAGACAGTATAACCGTAAATCAGCTCAAGATACTACAACACCCGGCAACTTCCATACAATAATTAAGTTGCCCCTTCCCTCTACAATATTGGATGCTATTAGTATCACATATCAAGATCTTAGTTTGGGTATGTTTGGTGGGCGAGTGCTTGAGGGCATTAATGATGCCATGGACACATACAAATCGGCTGGTGGTAGTTTTGCTAACAAGGCGGGAGCTACGGCCGGATCCGTATATAAGAGCATGACTAGCTTATTGGCGGACGAACAGTTTGCATATGCAGTTGGTCGGCGTTTGTTGCAGGGAACTCAGTTTGGTTCGGCCGCAGATCTACTAACAGGAACGATACCGAACCCACACATGGCTGTTACGTTCCAAGGCGTAAATCTGAAGAAACACTCTTTTACATGGAGACTGTCGCCTGATAGCTTATCAGAAAGTCACCAGCTTGAAAAGATAATCAAACAACTGCAGGCAGCATCATTACCAGGTACTGAAGGTAATAATGCTCTCTTGTTAACATTCCCAGATACTGTTATGGTGGAAATGCAACCATCTAATCTAATGACTTTCAAACCATGTGCGATTGATTCCATATCAGTTAATTATGCTCCTAATGGTGTACCTTCATTCTTCAGAGGATTGGATAACTCTGATGGATCGTTCGATAGATATCCTACTGATATTGAATTGACGTTAACGTTAAGAGAGTTGGATATGCATACGGCAGACATGGAGTGGTATTCAAGCACTAAGGAAGCTCAGAATGAGACACAAAAAATGCTTAATAACGGCACTACATATGCAACTGCAACTCCCGACTCGGCTTAGGACATAATATGTCAAGATACTTTGAAAATTTTAGTATAGCACAGTATAATAATGAATACTGTCGTACGTTAATACAACGCACAGCATTGACGCAAGACGTGATTAAAAGAACAGCGCTGTTCTTTCCATACCAAGCACAAGAAGGAGATAGAAGTGATACCCTATCTTTCTTATATTATAATGACCCTTCATTAGATTGGCTTGTTTTCTTTGCTAACGATATAGTCGACCCGTACTATGGTTGGCATTTACCCTTGAACCAGTTTAATGAATATATTACTGATAAGTATGGCTCGTTGTCAAATGCCCAACTTAAAACCCATCACTATCAAGTTGAATGGGCAAATGATGATACCATATTGACCGTTTCTGCTTACAACTCTTTGCCATGTGTGTATCCGACCAATACTAAAAAATATTGGACGCCGTCGTTGACTGATATTGGTGAGATCGTCGGTTACAAACGCAAACAGGAAGACACAAAAGTAAACACCAATAGAGTGATACAAATCGAAATAGATCCTACATTATACTCAACATCAGGGTTTATCAATGGAGAAATTATTAGCCAAACATCGGGTGGTATTGTTACGGGATATGGGGAAGTAGTTCTTGTCGAGTCGGATAGAATACTGGTACAACATATTAGAGGAACCTTTAATACTTTATCTGATGTTATAGGATTCGATAGTCAAGCCCAAACAACACCATCATCTACGTCGGTATTAATTGAAAATATACCAGTTGCAGAACAGATATATTGGCGGGAAGTATCGTTGTATGAGTATGAAGAATACTTAAATGAGCAACGTAAGGTATTAAAGATAGTTGATAAGAATTATTCCGAAATCGCAGAATCTAATCTGAAGCTATTAATGAAAGCATAACATGGCTCAGAATACGTTTGCGAAAGCGATAGTCAAATCAGCATACATTACAAATTTCTCCGGAAAACAAGTTGATATAACAAAGTCTGTAATGACTATTGATGTATATGAGGACATATACTCGCCTTTTGTATATTGTGATATGGTAATAATTGATACTGAGCGGTTGTCGGCTGTATTGCCCTTAGTTGGCGAAGAAACATTTGTTCTTGAGTTTCAAAGTATGGGTGGTAGATTGATCCAATATCAGTTTCTGCTCTACAAAAACGATACTAGTGGATCAAACGCGACAAATTCTGTTAAAGGATATGTCCTGCGTGGTGTGACGTTTGAACGTGCATTCGATAGTGGTAGAACGGTCGACACTTCGTATGTAGGCACATACTCTTCAATAGCAGGCCAAATATTCGATGACTATCTTGCTAAGGACACGGCTGGAGTTGGATTCGATTATGAGCCAAGTAGAAGTATTGGTCGTTATATTGGATCTCAAGTAACTCCATTGACCGCTATGGAGTATTGCAGACAAAGAGCTGTATCTACAAGTGAAGCAAGATCTCCTTTTGTATTTTTCCGTAATAGTTATGGATACTTATTCATGTCTTTGAATGGGTTGTTCAATCAAATGGCTTCTGCTCAATCTGCGCAAATAACTCACAGATATTCTGCTAGAACGCCGTCTGCAGAATTTGACGAAGAGACGGAAGATAGCAATGTTGATATTGTTGATTTTGATATTGTTACTCACTACGATAGTATGTCCAAAATCGATGGTGGGGCATTCAACTCCCAGACCTTTTCATTCGATCTAACGACAAAATCGTTTGGCCTGAAACATAACTTTAATTATGTGGATCACGGAAAGACGTTTCAGCTGGGCGGAACATCAGATGTCAATAGAGAGCAGTTCACAAGACCATTTGCTAATACAAGATGTGTAGCATATTATCTACCTACTAATACGGGATTAGAATTAACAGGCGATCAGTATGCTACTCAAAAGAATTTCTATCCAGAGTATGTGGGAGAGATGGCAGCATATTTAACTCTTGTTGGTGAGTATAACGTACATTATACCATATATGGTGATTCGAGTGTTGCTGCAGGACAAGTAATGAAAATAGCGATTCCAATGTCGAAGGATACTTCTGATAAAGGTATCGTGCATAAAAACGATCCAATGTACTCTGGTAATTTTTTGTGTGCAAGAGTAAGACATACGCTAACATTCAACGAGAACGTCGAATACTATTGTAGAATAAGTGCAATTAATGGTTCGCGTAATTCGAGTATTGAGGAAATATCAACATGATTGAGATGGGTAAAGTTGGCTTTGTATGGTGGTTTGGTATTGTGGAGGATGTGATGGATCCACTGCAGCTAGGACGTGTAAAGGTGCGGGTGCATCATTTCTATTCTCCAAGTGAAACAAAGCTGCCAACAGAAGCGCTTCCATGGGCGCACGTGGTAATGCCAGTCACTAGTGCAAGCTACCAAGGTAAAGGTTGGAGTCCCACATTTATTCGTCCGAGCACTACGGTATTTGGTTTCTTCGTTGATGGTGGTGAAGCACAAATGCCAATCGTCCTTGGTACGTATCCTGGTATACCACAACCAAATCCAGATTTTGTAGACACTAATAATCTAACTGTAGACCAACATGATGTTAGTCAGTTAGCAAGAGGAATTAATAAACTAGCGGCGACTAAGTCGTCACTCCAAGATAGTTTTGAGCCATCATCGAGATACAATGCGCAATATCCTTATAATAAAGTATTTGAGTCTGAGCGTGGGCATGTTGTTGAGATGGATGATACGCCTGGTGCAGAGCGCATACACTTATACCATAATCAAGGGTCGTATGTTGAAATTAGTACAGGTCTGAGAGTAGACAAAACAAACGGTACTAGCATTGATGTATCTTCAGTTGGAAAATATATTAGATCCGCTGGCGATACCACTATATTCACAGATGGCATGACAACGATATATTCTGAGGGAGCTGTGAATATTATTTCAAAGAACTCTCCGATAAACATATCTGCTCCGATAATAAATATGAGTGGATCTCAGGCTATTAATATACAAGCACCTTTGATTCAAATAGCTTCAACAGTATCAACTAGTATATCTACAATCGGTTTAATGAGTATCGCTTCTACTGGAGCAACACTGATCAAATCGGGAGCAACTATGACTGTGTCGGCTGTTGGTTTGAACACAATAACTGGAAGTATTTTGAATCTGCGTGGATTGACGGGATTGAATATAGTTGGCGGAGGACCTTTATCAGTTACCGCACAGGGCATAGCCTCATTCAGCGCAACAGGAGCATTGACACTTGCTGGCTCCATCTTGAATTTGAATAACGTATAAGAAAGAAATCAAATGCCAAAAAATGTTGGTAGAATTGGAGACCTTGTTGGGGCTGGAGCGCTTATAGGTCCATTAGCTCCTAATGTGTTGATTAACGGTCAGCCAATTGCACTTGTTGGTACACCTGTGTCGTCTCATGGTACAGGCGTACATGCAGCTGCTGTCATGACGGGAGCGAGTACAGTATTAGTTAACGGTATACCGGTAGTGGGTACCGGAGATGTCGCTACCTGTGGTGATGTATTAATAGCAACATCTAACGTATTTGTGGGGTAATATGAGCACTGTTACAATCGGCGATAAATATACCATTACGAGCAAAAAAGACGAGCTATTCAGCGACTTTGGTGTTAATATGCAGATTCATCCAAGTAAGAAGGATCTAACCCGCACCGTCAACGAAGCTGCAGTTAAAAGGTCGATTATTAATTTATTACAGACTAATTATTACGAACGTTTTTATCAACCATATTTGGGTGCTAATCTAAAACATTTATTATTTGAGCCAGCTGGAGAAGAAGTATTATCGCAGATGCGGCAACATATACTTGCATGTATTGCGAAATTCGAACCTAGGGCTCGAGTGATGAATTTATCATTAACATCATCCCCGGATGAATTGTCAGTGCATGTATCATTGCTGTTTACGACTATCAATACAACAGCGCCAGTGCCTCTCAATTTTATCCTTAACAGAGTACGATAATGGCAGCAAATGGATCTATCAACCTAGTTAATCTTGATTTTGAAACTTTAAAAGAATCATTCAAGGTATACTTAGGATCACAAACAGCATTCAAAGACTACGATCTATCAGGATCGAATGTTAATGTGCTTCTCGACGTGTTATCATATAA